ATTTGGATGCTTCACGCAGATTGATGCAGCAAGGTATCGCCGCTGAAAAAGACCCGCTCTCCCCTATGTTTGCAAAGCAGGGTCGTGATGACATAGCTAGGGCGAAGCGTATGTTTGAGGGTACCCCTGAATCAGTGCGTGCGTATGAAGCTTACAATCAGGCGGGGTACTCCGGCGGAGGTTCTGTGCGCGGTAAATCTGCGTCATCCCGTGCCGATGGTATTGCCCAACGAGGTAAAACTCGTGGGACGATGATCTAATGCCGTCCACTTCGAGGCGGCAGCACGACTTTATGGCGGCGGTGGCCCACAACCCCGCGTTCGCCAAGAAGGTAGGAGTCCCGCAGTCCGTGGGGAAAGATTTTAACGAGGCCGACAAAGGCCGCAGATTTGGAAAGGGTGGTGACATGGCTGCAAAACCTATGAAGGCGATCTTCGCCGGGAAGGAAACCAAGGCAGAGGAGCGCGCTGAGCGTAAGGCCACAGGTGGCTCCAAGACCGCGTACAAGCGCGCCGAGAAGATGTACGAGGGCGAGACCATGAAGCGGGGCGGTATGACTAAGAAATACGCCAAGGGTGGCTCTGCGTCGTCCCGTGCCGATGGTATTGCCCAGCGTGGCAAGACCCGTGGCATGCTCCTTAACCGGGGCGGTATGACTCGCGGCGGGTGTTAGTATCGTGCGGTTTAGTCGTGGCATGGGTGCCATCAATCCAGACAAGATGCCCAAGGGTCGCAAGATTCTCCGCAAGGATGCTCTTGAGCCTGTAGATATCTTTAAGGAAGGTGGCTCCGTCAATGCTGCTGGCAACTACACCAAACCAAGCCTGCGTAAATCGCTTTTTGAGTCAATCAAATCACGCGCCGTGCAGGGCACAGGAGCAGGTCAATGGTCGGCTCGCAAAGCCCAGCTTTTGGCAAAACAATACAAGGAAAAGGGTGGAGGGTATAGGGATTGAAGCCTCCTCAGCAGTCGCTCAAGGATTGGGGTCAGCAGCGTTGGCAAACAAAGTCTGGTAAGCCGTCGAGCAAGACGGGGGAGCGGTATTTGCCTGAGAAAGCCATCAAGTCCTTGACCCCTGCCGAGTACGCCGCCACAACCCGTGCCAAACGCGCGGGCAAGGCACAGGGTAAGCAGTTTGTGGCGCAACCAAAGAGTATTGCCAAGAAGACCGCGAGGTATCGCTAGATGAGCACCACAGGCGTAGCCAACTTTGATTTGAACTTTACGGAGATCGCCGAAGAAGCTTTTGAGCGGGCTGGTCGTGAGTTGCGTTCTGGCTATGACCTGCGTACTGCTCGCCGTTCGATGAACCTACTCACAATTGAGTGGGCAAATCGTGGTATCAATATGTGGACTATTGAGCCGGGGACTTTGAACCTCGTGCAAGGTCAGTTCTGCTACCCGCTCCCTATTGATACGATTGATCTGATCGAACACCAGATTCGTACATACGCAAACAGCCAGTCCAATCAGGCAGATTTAACTATTACACGTATAAGTGTATCTACTTACGCAACAATCCCAAACAAGTTAACCCAAGCCAGACCCATTCAGGTGATGATCCAGCGGATGTCGGGCAAGGTAAACCCGGTGGATGGGCTGCTGTCTACCGCGCTTTCTGCTACCGATACGACAATTTCGGTTGACGATGTGACGGGTTTGCCCGCTTTTGGGTTTGTAAAGATCGACAGTGAGATCATTAACTACAGTTACATTTCGCAGACCGCCGGTGGGGTGTCGGGTACCCTGAATAACTGTTTCCGTGGGCAGGCAAATACGACTGCGGCTACGCACAGCGTGGGTGCTACTGTCTACTGGCAACAACTCCCCGCCGTGGTTGTATGGCCTGTACCCGAGCAAGGCACTGCCGCTAACCCTTACTACCAATTCACCTACTTTCGCATGCGCCGCGTACAGAACGCGGGCGATGGCGTTGAGACCGGGGATATGCCGTTCCGTTTTCTGCCGTGCTTGGTAGCGGGGTTAGCTTATTATGTGGCAATGAAAATACCCGAAGGTGGCGCGCGTCTCGAAATGCTTCAGGCAGTCTATGAGCAGCAATTTGCGCTTGCCGCAGGGGAAGATCGTGAGAAAGCCCCGGATCGTTTTGTCCCTCGCCAATACTTTATTGGTGGCTAATCATGGGGAACAGATTTGCCGCAGGCAAGATAGCGATTGCAGAATGCGACCGCTGCGGGTTTCGGTTTCAGTTGAAAGACCTGAAAAAGCTGATTATCAAGACCAAGCAGGTGTCGATCAAAGTTTGCCCGGAGTGTTGGGAACCCGACCAACCTCAATTACAATTGGGTATGTACCCGGTAGATGACCCGCAGGCACTGCGCGAGCCGCGCCCGGATTTAAGCTACACGCAGTCGGGGTATACTGGGTTGCAGTTGTTCCCCGATAGCACGGCGGACGAAAACGGTAACGGCGTTCCCGGTGAGGGGAGTCGTGTGTTTCAGTGGGGGTGGAACCCCGTGGGTGGGTCGCGGCTGTACGATGATGGTCTGACGCCAAACTATTTGGTGTCGTTATCAGAGGTCGGTACGGTGACTATTGTTACTACATAAGGAGTTGCACATGGACAAGAAAGCGGTTAAGAAGATAGCCGATACTGAAGTAAAGGCGCACGAAAAACGCATGCACAAGGGTGCAGCTAAGTTTGCCAAAGGTGGTGTGACCAGCCTCAACATGAAGAAGTATGGGCGTAATCTGGCTCGTGCCATGAATCAGCGCGGTGCCTCTCGTGGGAGCTAAAATGAGCGCCAAACCTAACCCTAAATATAAACCTCCCCAACGCGATGCCAAACCGCGCGATGCAGCGGCTACTCCCGGTGCGGGCTATCCCGACAAAGCCAAGACCAGCGGTATCAAGATTCGGGGTACTGGCGCGGCAACCAAAGGCATAATGGCTCGCGGCCCTATGGCGTGAGATAGAAAATGACGTACACCGAACTCGTTCAGTTTGTTTGTGACATCTGTGAGAACACGTTTCCCACGGATGACATGAATATGTTTATAAAGCAGGCTGAACAGAAAATCTACAACACGGTACAGATTCCCTCGCTACGTAAGAACGTAACGGGGACGTTGACGACCAACAATAAGTATCTGTCTACGCCTACGGATTTTCTTTCGGTGTATTCGCTTGCGCTGTATCTCAGCGCGTCTACAACCGCTACCGGGGTATCCGGGGAGTTGACGATTGCAGTGTCAAGCGCCGCCAATCTTGAGGTTGGGCAGTCAGTATCCGGTACTGGAATTGGTACGGGGGCGGCGGTTCGTCGTATAAGCGGCACCACGATTTACCTGACGGTACCCAACAGCGGCACCGTATCGGGTACGGTTACTTTCCAAGGGGATTACAAGTACCTGCTCAACAAGGATGTAAACTTCATCCGTGAGGCGTACAAGAACCCGAATTTTACGGGGGAGCCTGAGCACTATGCCCTATTTGGCCCAAACTCGGTGTTCCCTAACGAGTTGACAATTATTCTTGGCCCCACGCCAGATCAACAGTATTACGCCGAACTTCACTATTACTACTACCCTGAGTCTATCGTTACGGCGGGCCAGACTTGGCTTGGTGATAATTTTGACAGCGCGCTGCTCAACGGTACGCTTATTGAGGCAATCCGCTATATGAAGGGTGAAGCCGACATGGTAGCAATGTACCAGAGCATGTACGACCGTGCGATGGTTCTGCTCAAACAACTGGGTGACGGCAAGCAACGTCAGGACGCCTACCGTGACGGGCAGATTCGTGTTCAGGTGGTCTGATGCCCATCCAGCAAACTCTCACCACAAGCTTCAAACAGCAGATTCTGCTGGGGGAGCATGACCTTGAGACAGACACGCTTAAGTTGGCGCTATACACCGCACTCGCAACTCTTGGCCCCGACACGACTGTATACTCGTCTACTAATGAGACCACGGGTACGGGGTATTCCGCCGGGGGTATTGTCCTCGCTGGGGTAGCAATTAGCACTGCATCAAACGGTATAGTCTATGTAGACTTCGACAATGCAGTGTGGAACCCTGCGGCATTCACGTGCCG